AGCGCGACTACAAGACGCTCTACGATGAACTCACCAAGTTTAATGCCACCCGCATCTTGGAGTCTGATTGGCGCTTTGAGCGAATCAATACTAACACCAAAGAACTTAGAGATTACTTCAAGAAGTTCATTGACGATGACGACGGGCTTTTTATCGCGGAGATAACCGAGTGGGCCTCCCGCAAGGCTCCTGCCGGAACAGGCGATCTTCCTTGATCCGCCCCATATCAGGCCGGCATTTCCTTCCGATATTTCGACCTCTACTTGAGAACACAAACTCACGGGAATTCCGCTAAGTTTGATCAGCGTTCCCGCCTCTAATATAGTTTTCATGTTTCCGATAGCTAGCAGCCAGTGACCACTCTAGGGCAGGTCGCGCCCTCAAAATCAAGACAACGAACAAGCCGTGGGAGAGCGACGCCGAGAAACCCCACAGTTAATCCGGGCTACTTTCGCGGCGCGCCTCCACAGCGGCGTTCTGCTGATACAATTCATCGACGTGGCAGACATAGGGAGCGCATTTTCCCCGGCGGATCATGGCCCATATCCCCGCGACGGCTAACACCTCGACGTTGCGCCGTTCCTTTTTGTAGCGCATTCCTCCGCTGGGGGTCCATGTTGCTTTGCTGGCCCGATGAGTGGCCGGGCCAAGCAGAACCAGGCGTGGGACTCGACCCGCACCAGCGGGCGTGTCAGTTTTGGAAGTCGGGGCTTTCATGGCGCTGGTTTGGTCGAGTCCACATGAGCGTTCGGCAGAAAAGGAACCACAAATTTTAACCGTTGATCGCCGCAATTGGAAATCCCGAAGAATTCACGATTTGCAACAATCCCAATATCAAAGGAAACAATATCAGGAATGTCACATCCCGCATCTTCGCATCCCTTGCGAATTTGATTCAGAACAGAAAACACAAACAATTGTATAGTCATGGAATTAGATTATTTTGTTGAGACCACATTGACACAGATCCTTGGCGGCGTGGCAAAGGCCAAGGAGAAGTTCGGAAGCCAAGTTGGCATTAGCACTAAACACCCAAGCGGAACAGTTGCTGTTGCCGAAGACAGCCAAGGATGGCTTGCGTATCTGGTTGAGTTTGACATTGAGGTTTCCGCGTCTTCCAAAGGGAACGGAAAGATCAAAGTAGGGTGGGCGGCGATTGGAGCCGGTGCCGGAGGTGAAGCCTCTAGAAAGTCCTCGCATACCAACCGCATTCGATTTACCGTTCCTATTCATTACAGCAAGGTCCACTAAAATGAAGAGGTCGAACAAGACGTGGCTGGACAACCGGCGCGAGCTTCTCAGTTTCATTTCAACCTCCATTCAACATCCGCCAGTGCCAGCACATCGGCGTTCGAAGAATCCAAAACCGAGATCCGCAATCCGTCACCAGAACGCGACACTGTGAAGGCATTGCCAGTCAGGACGATCTCACGACCGGCTGACGCACCGACCGCTCGCGCCGATTCCTCGCGCTCGATAGCCTCCGACAGCGCACGCTGCAGGAACTCAGAGCGATACCGCGCCGCCGCATTCGGTGCCAGGGCACAGTAAATCGACTGCAAGGCCCGCCCTGACTCCTTGGCAAGCCAGGCGGGTTTCAGCCCTAGCGCCTTCAATCGCGGTGTCATTTCTTCAAAGCGGACCATGCGGGCACTATAACCACCGATTCAGCCCCTACAAGAATTATTTTCGGCAAATTGAAAAATAAATGTGGACACGGGACGGAAAATAACCATTATTCGCTCGCAAGCCGCAACATCCCCCACGATGAGCCGAATCCTTCACCTTTTTCCCTGTCGCACCTGCGGTGCCCCGGCGATCATTACGTTTCACCCATTGGCCGGTGCCCCATACTGCCTGGCCGAATGCTCGGCCCGGTTCGACTGCCCATCATGGGACATGACCCGCTGGCACTTCAACGAGGCCGACGCCGCGCAGGCGTGGAACGAGGGGCGAATACTTTCCGATCCTGAGCCGGGGGTGAGGTCTCCGGTCAAAACGCACTCCACTGATCCATGGGGGAATCAAGCTAACAATGAGACTCAGGGTCGGAATCCCACTCTCGCGGAAAGCCAAGTGGCCGCGCCGCAGCCAAACCGAACCACACCCCAACATGCCCGCTAAAAAGAAAGCGCCAGCACCGAAGGCACCGCCCATGAAGGCACCCCCGATGGCACCGAAAGCACCCGCGAAAGCGATGCCGCCGATGCCCAAAGGAATGCCACCCATGGGACCGCCGATGAAAGGCCGCTGCTGAACACCCAGGCCGGCGGCGCCCACCAAAGCGCCGCCGGCCAACTTCCACCCATGCCGATCATGAGCGCCGAGGCCTCCATAGCCACCTACAGCGACGAAGCCCTGCTGGATGCCGCCCAGCAACTCCGCAACCACGAACGCGCCGGCTGGCCTAATTCGTGGGAAGCGAAGCGACTGCTGGCAATCCTGCGCGAAATCCGCCGCCGCGGCCTCGACCGCCAACCCCAAGAATGACCCATGCCGAGTTCAACTCCATACCGTGGTCCGAGATTCCGCTCGGATGGGATTGTATCGCCTACTTCAATCATGATGACCCGGAAGCCGTCATATGCATGCGCCAGCACATCGCCCGCGGCAAGCGACCGATCCTCGCACACGACAAGCGCCGCCTGAGCGTGTGGCTGCCGACAATCCCGCTTTTCACCGATCCTCAACCCCCGCCACCCAAACCATGAGTGCAGCCACCAGCAAAAGCGCCATCGCATGCCAGGCCCGCAGGAAAGCGCAAGGCCTCTGCATCCGGTGCGGCCAGCCACAGCACCCGAAATCAAAGAACCACTGCAAAAGGTGCCGCGCCCTCTGCGCCGACTACACCCGCAACCGGTACAGAGCAAAGCAAGGAATCCCGCTCGACGCTCCAATGGCCATCCACGGGAAAAAGCGGGCACAGCACCGACTCTGCACCGAATTGGCTGCAGCATTCACCCGCGCAATCTCACGCATAACGCAACCAACCCCCACCCCATGACCACAGACCCCATGCCCTACATCATCAGCGCCGCCATGGTTGGCACTGCCCTCGGCTACGGCACCGCCCGCTGGCAGTTCCGCCACCTCATCAAACGCGCCAACGCGGACTTGCGAGCCAACATCGAACGCTGGATCCGCAATAGCCAGAACGGCCCGAGACTCTGAAACCGAACCTACCGAAAGCAACCGCCATGAAATACCAAATCATCATCACCAGAATCGACACCAAAAAAACCACCAAGCGCGGAGAATACACCGTCATCGACAAGGTGCCGTGGACGCAGAAAGAATTGAGCAAAGCAAGCGACGAAATCTACGGCACATCCGTCAATTTTTTGAACGAGAATCCGCTGCGTGAAGTGCGCGGGTACGCGCCCAACTACGAAGCGCTGGAAAGCGTCAGCACGCAGGTTTTACAACAGGAAGTCGAAGACCTCGACCTCGCCGCCGTCATCAAGGCCATCAACAAACTCTGACTCTCTCCACAACCCCCAACCAACACCATGAAAGAAACAACCGCATTAATCCTGAAAGGTGCCGGATACGGCATCGAAATCGACCCGTCAGCCGAAACCACCAAGCTCCGCATCCTCAAGGAAGCGGCGCTCATCTTCGAGGTCAACGACCCGACCGCCTGCGCCGCAGCCCGCATCCAACTCGACCAACTGTCCAGCATGCGAATCCTCGTCGAGAAATCCCGCACCGAGGTCAAGAAGCCAGTCCTACAAGTCGGACGCGACATCGACAGCAAGGCCGCTGACTTCGTCGCCGACATCCTGCTGGCCGAGGCCCGAGTTAGGAAGCTGATGGAGGACTACGCCGCCAAGGTCGAAGCCGAGCGCCAGCGAGTCCTGCGCGAGATGGAAGCCAAGCGCCGGGAGGAGGAGAGCCAAGAAGCACTGCGCCAGCAAGCCGCCCGCGAGGTCGAGCGCCAGCGCCAGGAAGCGGAGCAGGCCGCCGAAGCCGCCCGCCACGCTGCCGAGGAAGCGGAATGGAACGCCACCACGCCCGAGGAGGAAGCCGCCGCAGCCAAGGCAGCGGAAGCCGCCGCCGAAACAGCCAGGCTGGCACAGATGGCCGCCGATAGGCAGCGCCAAGAAGATGCCGCCCGCGCCGCCGCCGTGTGCGAAGCATCGCTGGCCGCCACCGCCGCACCGGTCATGGTGCCGGAAAAGGTCAAGGGTGCCAAGATGGTGACAGACTTCACGGTCACCGACCTCGACGCGCTCTACCATTGGGACGCGCAAATGGTGTCTATGAGCGTGCGCCGCATGGAAATCCTAGCCGCTATCGAGCGGCTGACGGTCGGCGAAGAATTGCCCGCGATCCCCGGCCTGAACATCTTCCGCAAGCCGGTCGTCCGGTAACCCACTAACCCCAACCAGAAAGCAACAATATGAACACGCAACTATCCCAACCTGCCCGCCGCAGCGCCCTAATCACGATGGCGAACCGACTCAACGTCGAACCCGACCAACTACTCAAGAGCCTCAAGGAAACAGTCTGCAAAGGCTGCACCGACTCCGAACTAATGGCCTTTGGCATCGTCGCTAACGAATACGGCCTCAACCCGTTCATCAAACACATCTACGCATTCCCGGCCAAGGGAGGCGGAATCGTCCCGGTCGTCAGCGTTGACGGCTGGATCACCATGGCCAACAACCACCCGCAGATGGACGGGCTAGAGTTCGCCGACGAGCACGACGACAAGCGCAACCTCGTCGCTATCACCTGCTCGATCTACCGCAAGGATCGCGCCCGCCCGGTCGTGGTGAAGGAATACCTCAATGAGTGCCGCCGCAACACCGACCCATGGAAGATGGAACACCGGATGCTTCGACACAAGGCACTCATTCAGTGCGCTCGCTACGCATTCGGATTCTCAGGCGTCTATGACGAGGACGAGGCCGCAGACATTGCCCGCAGCGGAGGCATGCGCGAGACGACTGGCCGCGTGGTGGAAGAAAACCCCTACACCGACCAACCCGCCACCGGGCAACCCGGCCAGCAAGCCGCTGACGCGCCCGAGAAGGCCGCCCACAAGCCGCGTGGCACCAAGCAGCCGGAATCCGCCCAGGACGCGCCAACCGCCGCACCAGAGCCTCAAACACCCCCACGCAAGCAGATGGTCGACGACCTGAAGGCAGCGTTTAAGGCGGCCGGCATCACGGCCCCCTACGCGGTCACCCTCGCCCGATCCGCCGGATTCATGAAAGCGGCAGACGACCGGTGCCGGAACGAAGCCACTCCCCGCCTGTCCAGCACCAGCGACATGACCGACGCGGAGATGGTCGAGATGTGGCAGGTGCGCGACACCCTGTTCTCCGGCCAACCCGCCAAGACCGAAACCAAGACCGACGACGACGATGCCGGCGCGGACTACCCGATGGACGGCGAAGGGCAGGAAGGAGGGAACGAGTGATGAGAATCATCGACTGCAACCAAAACACACCTGAATGGTTCTCCGCTCGCGCTGGCGTGTTCAGCGCATCCGAGTATGGCCCGTACATCACTGGAAGCGGAAAGACCGCCGACACTGCCCGGCTGAAATACATCCTCCAAAAGATCCGCGACACCCAGGTGAAAGATGCGTGGGAAATCCAAGAAGAGGACAAGGAAGAAAAGGCCATGAGCTACAACATCGCCGTGCAGCGTGGCAACGCGCTGGAACCGGAGGCGCGGGAATGGTATGAGCAACACTCCGGCCAGATTGTAACCAAGATCGGCTTCATCACCGACGACGCCGGGAACATCGGATGCAGCCCTGACGGGATGCTGGTAGGCGACAATGAGCACCCGTGGTCGCACGGAATCGAAATCAAATGCCCGATGCCAACAACCCACCTACGCCGCCTGCTCGACGGCGCGTTGCCCGACGAACACAAATACCAAGTCCACGGAAGCATGGCTATTACCGGCCTCAACCGATGGGACTACCTGAGCTACTGCCCAGGCGAAGCGCCGCTGCTGATCACCGTTCGACGCGATGCATTCACCGAGGACTTGCTGCGCGGCCTGCACGCGATGGTGCAAGAACGTGACCGGATCAAAGCCAAACTCGCCTCGCTCTGGCAGGCGGCATACGGGAAGAAGTAACCCCATGAAGATCATCCCCAACCAAACCAACAACCAACACCAAATGCAAGACATCGAATCCCAACTGACCGACCTCGAACTGCGCCACAAGCGTCACCAACAGCTTATGGAAGATCAACACGACCGCAAGTGGCAGCGGCGCGAGGACCACAAGAAACGCCGCTACCGCATCAAGCAAATCCCGATCCTCCTGCGGTAACGCGCACCACTCTCCCAACCGTCATGGCTCACAGAATACAATGGTCCGACGATATAATCGCACGCCTTGGAAAGGTGACGGACGGGACTATTGCGAAGGAGATCGGAACGTCCGCGGGATATGTTCAGCGGAAAAGGCAATTGCTCGGCATACCAAGGATGTCCATCCCGTCCATCATCGGTGTGCCCGCCATAATTAATGGCAAGGCGAACCCGGAGTATACCAAAAGATGGCGCAACGCACATCCACTCACCCCGGAACAAAAGGCCAGAATCATCGAGAAGAGAAAGGCGTACCTCAAGTCCGAAAAAGGCATATTATACAAGGAACGTCTCAGAAAAAGGCGCAATGCAAGGCGAAAATCCAGTACAACTCCAAAAATTCGCCACGACAACTTAAGCGCCAAGGCTGTATACTCACTAGGAATGAGTCAAAAAGACTTGGCGAAAATCCTCGGAATAAACGAAACCGAGATATCCGCGTTCGTTCAGGAGAAAAAACCACGTAACAAAAGACACGCGACCCTGCTTCGCCAATATCTACGCAGCCAGGGAGCGCTTGGAGACGAGGAAATCGCGCCAATCCAAATCAGCGAGGAAGAAGCGTTCATGATAAAGACGTTGTCAAGCAACCTGTCACCATTCGACATACTCACCAACGATGAAATAGCAGCAGCCCTGCAAGACTCGATATCCCGCCTCAAGGAAAATGAAAAAAAAGTTCTCCGTTACCGATTCTTTCATAAATACACACTGGAAGATACGGGAAAAGCAATGCGGAAGACCAGAGAGAGCATCAGGCAAATACAAGATAGAGCGCTGCGCAGGCTGCGGCACCCAAGCTCGCCAATCATGCAATTGTTCGACGGTATATTTCAATAAGACTAACCAACACCCATCTCCCAACGAGAAACCAAACCATGAAAACGAAAAAGAAAGCAACCCGAGTCCCAACCCACATCACCAAGTTCGACGCGCCCTCATTTAGAGGCTATCGTGTTCAAATTCAACGAGACGGCCACAAGTACATTCAATACGTCGGCGCGGCCAAACAGCCATCCACGTTGCCGACAAAGCGCATGGCACTCGCCTATGGACGCGCCACCGACCTTCTGGCCGACCTCGCGCTCATCATCAGCAAGCCCAGCCACAAGCACGACGGCATCCTGACGGCAAAGGCTCACAAGACCATCACCAGGCTGGGATACAACATCATCACGCTCTCCTAACAACCAACAACCACAATCAGAAAACCAACCACCATGCCTGAACTAAAAAGCATCACCATCGGCCGCAAGGCCATCACATTCGTCACCGAGATCAACGCCGGCAACACCGACCCTGAAATCGACAGCGAAGTCAGAACCACGACCGCCAAGGCTGAGCCGCTCGCCAGCTTCACAAAAGCGTTCGACGCGCTGCGGCCAGTTGCCACCAATATCCTCGAAACCGAGGACCAGTGGCAGCATGGCGTGACGGTCGAGAAGCTGACCATCAGCCGCACCAAGCATGGCACCCGGAGCGTCAAGCTTCGCCTGACCAAACAACTCGACAGCCGCACTGACCTGCTGCACCGGATCGACACACCGTTCGTCCAGGTTGATAAACCAGCCGATGGCGAGAGTGGCGAGGTCCAAGTCGAACCGAAACACCAGAAGGCAATCCTTAAGGCCATCCAAGAAGCCGAGGCTTACGCGGACGGGAAACGCTCGCAGTCGTTGTTCAGCTTCGAGGACGCCAAGAAGACGTTGCAGGCCACCGCTGACATCGGCCAGGCAAACCTTGGATTCGGAGGCTAACGCCATGATCCCGGCATCCCTCAAAGGAAAGGAACTTGAGGCGCTTCTATTGGAAGCAGCCAAACGAGAGGAATCGGCTGGACGTCTCACCATGTCGCGCTATGGCGTGCAGGGTGTGACATTCGGGGGGAAAACGATTCTGGTGCCATCACTTCCAGATTTTGAGGGATGCCTTCCAGGCGGCCGCCAAATCATCATCGAGGCCAAGTGCTGCCAGGGATCGGCATTCCCACTGGCAGACGACCACTTCCGCGACCGGCAATACCGCCACATGGCCACCCGCGCCAGATTCGGTGCGCTCGCATTCCTCGTCATCCACTTCGCCGAGCGCTACCTCAAAACCACCGGCACAGACCCAGGCATGACCGTGGCTGTCCCTGTGGACGAGCAGATGCAGTTCTGGATGGCGTACACCAACCGTGAAGCCCGCACCCTGAGCCGAAGCGAGGCAACAACCATCGGCACCATCGTCCCGTGGAACGTGCCTAAAGGCTGCCGGAAGCCGCTCCCAAACCTCATGGCGTTCCTGATGCCGACCCACCCGTGCAACCGGCCTGCGACCCTGCAGGACACGCCGGTGCCCGCACCGCTGACCGAGCATGACGCATGGGAGCTATTCCCTCAATACGAAGATTTTCCAGCCCCATGAAAAATAGTTCTGGACTCGCCAACAAATTCCGACATTCTCCAACCGTCTGGACACCCCGCTTGAAACCGGCCAGCACCTCCCAAAACATGAAACTACCACAAACAGCCTCCTGCGCTTTTCATCCGCCCGTGCATGTTCGGGAGTTTCACGGATGGGAAGCGCTGGGGGTTTTTTGCGATATGATGACGAAGGCAAAAAAAGGAACCTGTACAACCATTAAAAACGCACGAAACCAAAAAGAATACTTCATTTGGTCCGGCATGAAAACCCGCTGCTATAACGACAAACGAAAAGGGTATGAGAACTACGGTGGAAGAGGGATCACTGTATGCGATAGATGGTTTTGCTCTTACGACAACTTCATATCTGGCATGGGTCCAAGACCCAGCCCACAACATACCATAGACAGAATTGACAACGATCTCGGTTACTCACCAGACAACTGCCGCTGGGCCACACGTAGAGAACAAAACAATAACTCGAGACGCCAAAACATGATGACACACCGAAACAAATCCATGAACCTAACTCAATGGGCAAGGGAGCTTAACATGAGTCGTAAAGGCTTAACTGACAGGTTTGCTGCTGGGTGGAGTCAGGAACGCGCCCTTTCAAAACCTAACCAGAAAAAACGCCAATGTTCGATATAGGATCACGCGTGGTTTGTTGTGACGACCGTTTCCCCAACTGCTGCAAAGCCATCTTCCCGACCCTTCCGCGCAAAGGCCACCGCTACACCGTCCGTGACGTGGTCGCCGGCCAGGAATTGAACCTCCAGCGCACGGTCGCCATCCTGCTCGACGAGATCCACACACCTCCCAACCAACACGGAATAGAACCAGGATTCCGTCCCAGCCGCTTCGTGGACGCCAGCGAGGTCGCGGTGAGCCACCAGGAGGCCACCACCAGCATCGGCTCCTTCACGGCCCGCAGGAAGGCATTCGAGAACGCCAATGGTGATGCGCGGCGGTAGCCGTCGCATCCACCTTCTTGTTCTGAGTCTTAATTTTTGAATCACTATGCAACAACTACTTCCAGGATACGAACCAACCCACAGCGAATTTGTGGATCTGATGACACCGCAAGAGAGGATCGATCGAGCGTTGATCTTGCTCCGCGAAAATGAACCTGACGATGGGTATTATCTAGCGTTCAGCGGGGGGAAAGACTCAGTAGTAATCAAACGCCTGGCCGAGATGGCGACTGTGAAATTCGATGCGTGGTATAACAATACGACGATTGACCCGCCCGAACTGGTGAAATTCATCAAGTCACACCATGCCGATGTTCGGTGGAACCAGCCAAAGCACGGAAGCATGATGGCGCGGGTCGCAACCAAAAACGGACTACCGCCCACAAGGTCAATGAGGTGGTGCTGCGACGAATACAAAGAACAGGGCGGCGATAGCAGGATGAAGATTTTCGGAGTGCGCGGAGCGGAAAGCGCAGCAAGGTCAAGGAGGTGGTCAGAGATCAGCATGGACGCTTACAAGAACACGGCAATTTGCCCCATCGTTCACTGGTCTGACGCCCATGTGTGGGAGTTTATCCGGTCGGAAAATGTCCCATACTGCTCACTCTATGACGAGGGATGGACAAGGTTGGGATGCGTGGGATGCCCGCTCAATCCGCAAAGCCAAGCAAAGGAGTTTGAACGCTGGCCGAGATACCGCGAAAATTGGAAGCGAGCGATAATCAAGAATTGGGATGCGTTCAAAGACGTTCCGAGGCGCGACGGAAAGCCACGGTATCATGCCAAGTTCAAGACTGGTGATGACATGTGGCAATGGTGGCTATCGACCAACGCGCCGGACTATTTTAGAGGCGACTGCCAGAGCATGATGCTTTGGACGTCCGAGGACGGGTTGCCTTTCTTTGATCCTCAGAACAGCCAAGCCATCCCACGCGAAGCGTTGGGATCGGCGACCTGTTCGACACCCGAGGAAAATCAACCATGAAACACTCCCCGCCAATGTCGCCCGACCAGTGGCACCTCCGCAACCCGTACGGGCGGCGCAAGAAGCGCAAGCTCGACGCCTACCCACCCGAGTGGCCGGCCACAGCCGAACGCATCAAGGCAGCCGCAGGATGGCGCTGTGAGCGATGCCAGCACGCCAACGACCTGCCGAGCGGTCATGTCCTGACGGTACACCACCTTGACGGCCACAAGCACAACCTGGCCGATTGGAATTTGGCTGCACTGTGCCAGCGGTGTCACCTCAAGATCCAAGGCCGGGTGAAGATGGACCAGATGTTCTTCGCCGAGGTGCTCGACGTGAGCGAGTGGTTCAAACCGCACCTAAAAGGCTACCTCGCCAGCCTTTCCAAACTTCCCCAGGCCGCCGGCGAGTGCCGGAACTCCCGCGAGAGCGGGCAGGTCGCGCCACCGCCCGAGACGCAGCTACCCTCACCGGGGCTGGTTGACGTAAGCGCCGCGGGCGGTGGCAGTGAGACAGTATGCCCGCACTGCGGGGGCGATGTGATCATCACGTGGACACGCGGCTGGGCCGCTGACGGAACGCACCTCCTGGGGCACTGCTGCGACAACCGGCACGGTGGCTGCGGCCGCCACTTCGACAGCCAAATTACACCCACCTCTGCGCCCGTTGCCAACGGCGCAGAAACCTGCCATTGTCTTCCCGTCACACGATGTGACGCGTCCGACTAAGCCCGGAATGAAAACGATTCGACCAACAATGCGCCCCGGTCGGCGCGACAGGAACCCCGAGGGGGTTCGGCTTAGATGTTGTGCCGCCGGGGCGAACCTCGAATCAGCAGATAAATGAAAAGATTCACAGAAACTGGCAAGTGGGACGACGTGTGGTTCAGAAAACTTACACCGGCCACCAAACTTCTCTGGTATTGGATGCTTGATAAATGCGACCACGCGGGAGTCATCGAACCTGACTTCGATCTAGCATCCTTCCAAACCGGATCACCCATAGGCATTGATAACCTTTCAGAAATTGGCGAAAGGGTAAGAAAGATTTCAGACACCAAATGGGTGATTGTGAAATTTGTGTTGTTTCAGTACGGGAAGCTTTCAAAGGACTGCAAACCGCACGCTCCAGTTTTTGCGGCCCTTGAACGACACGGTCTCTCAGCCGCCGCCACAATCCAAAATGAAACATTTACGGAGATCGTTCCTGTCTATCTACGAGAGAAAATCATCGAGCGGGACGGTCCAATTTGCGCCTATACCGGAAAACAATTGGACCCATGGGAAGTCGTTGTGGATCACATAGTTCCAAGAATCAAAGGAGGACTTGCGGAACCAACAAATCTGGTGGTTGTTGACGCCAAGGTAAACGGTAGAAAAAGAGACATGGATCTCGATGAATTCTGTGGCGCGGAAGGGCTCGACTTAAAGGCAGTCCAAGACACTTTGAGAGCGAGAACTAAAAAGGATTTGAAAGGGTATCGGAAAGGCTTTCAAAGCCTACAGGAAGAGGAAAAGGAAAAGAGTACGGAAAAGGAAACGGATTCTGGTGATTCCGCGCACGCGAAAACAACCCCACCCCACGACGAATTCGCCGACGCCCCCGAACAACCCAAACCACTCTGCACCATCAAGCAGGCCAAAAGCCACGCTGGCACCTGCGGACTCACCGACTCCGAAGCAGAATTCTGGTGGCACGCCAGAAACAAGACTGGATGGACGACCGGAACATCGGGAGGCGGTGCTGCCCGCAAGATCACCTCGTGGCAATCCGACATGGCCAGCGCCACCTCATGGGTCCGCGAAGGCTGCGCCAAATCCAAACAGCCCATCGCTGCCAACGGAAAGCCCGCCAAACGATTCTCAGGAATGCAAGAAACCATCGACATGCCAGCCCTATGAACCACCCCAAGACACCCATCCAAGGATTCCCAACGCGCTACGCGGAATTGCAGCCACAGGAGGACAAAGACCACCCGTGGACCGCCGCCGCCGCACGCGTCTACAAAGCCCTCAAGAAAGGCGGATTGATCGCCCTCTACGGCAACCGCGGCACCGGCAAAACCTACATGGCGAGGGACATGGCCAACCGCTGCGAAAACTACCCCGACCCGTGGTTCCCGCAAAAATACGCTGACGGCACCCCGATCAACGCCAGGCCGGCGATCTACAGCACCGCGATGATGATCTTCCTCCAAATCCGCAACACCTACCGCAACGACTGCCCGACCAGCGAACTCGACCTGATGGAAAGCTGGAAGGATGCCGCCCTGCTAGTGATCGACGAAATCCAAGAGCGAGGCGAATCGACCTTCGAAGACCAGAAGCTGGCCGCCATCATCGACATGCGATACCAGCATAACCGGCCAACCATCCTCATCGCCAACTACGCCACCAGCCGCGAATTCGCTGCAGCCGTCTCACCATCGATCGCCAGCCGGATGCAGGAAAACGGTGGATCAATCCTCTGCGACTGGCCCAGCTTCCGCGCCACACCCCACCAGAACCCAGCCTGATGCACCCCCTCGACGAATTCGCCGACGACCCGATGCCAACCCAGGCACCACGACTGCAGGCGGCACCAGCACCGACCCCAAGCTACACCGAGGACGTGACACGCGCCCTGCCGCACGCCATCGGCCCGGAAAAATCCATCCTGAGCAGCATGCTGCAGGAGCCCCAACAATGGATCGGTGCCGCCGTCGAAATCGGCCTGACTGCCAGCCATTTTTACATGCCCAGCCACGCAACCCTATTCGCCACTCTTGTGGACCTCGAAAACCAGGGCACCGAGATCGAACTTGTCAGCCTGGTGCAGAAGCTGCTCGACACCGGCCTGCTCGACCGGATCGGCGGACCAGCGGCTCTCACCGACATCTACACCTACGCGCCAAGCGCCGGCCACTTCCGGCACCACGCCAAGATCGTGCAGGACAAGTTCGTCCTGCGCTCGATCATCCAAAACGCCACCGAGTCCATCGCGGCCGCCTACGACGCGCCCGACGAAGTGGACGAACTACTCGACAGCACCGAGGAGCGATTTATGGCGATTCGCAACACCCGCGAGACAGGAACCGACGTGGCGGTCAAGACCACTGTGGAAGTCGTCTGCGACATGGTGCAGGCCAAGATGCGCGGAGAGCAGGAAGTGTTCGGCATCAGCACCGGCTACGACACCCTCGACCGCCTCGGCGTGACGTTAAAACCCGGCGAGGTATTCATCATCGCCGCCAGACCATCTATCGGAAAGACGAGCCTCATGATGAACATCGCCGAGCGAGTCTGCCTCGACTGCCAGAACCCAACACTGGTGTTCAGCCTCGAAATGACCCGCACCCAACTGATCGACCGCCTGATTTTCAGCCGCGCCAGGATCAACAGCGCCGAAGTGGTCAGCGGTTGGAATCCGAACAAAGGCGACCTACAACGATTCCACCGCGCCGCCATGGACGTCGCCACATCCCTGCTGCATATCAACGACCAACCCGACCTCACCATCGGCCAACTCCGCGCCATCGCCCGCAGGAAGCACAAGGAGGCCAAACTAAAGCTGATCGCCATCGACTACCTGCAACTCCTGCACTCGACCAGCAAACAGGCCACCGGCAGCCGTGAACGCGAAGTGGCGGAAATCAGCAGCGGCATCAAGGCTCTGGCCAAAGAACTCGGCATCCCGATCATCCTGCTGGCGCAACTCAACCGCGGCCCCGAGCAGCGCACCGGCAAGAACTACGGCAAGCCCAGGCTGGCCGACCTACGCGAGAGCGGGAGCATCGAGCAGGACGCCGACATGGTCAGCCTACTCTACCGGGCCAGCTATTACGCCGACGACGAGGCATCCGCTACGGACGACGCCAGCGCGGAACTCATCATAGCCAAGAACCGCAATGGCCCGACCGGATCCGCGCACCTGACATTCTGCAAGGAACTCATGCGGTTTGAAAGCGGGTCGCCGGCCGCAGAACAGAACATGCCAAAACAACGATCCTTTCTATCCCGCGATGACGACTGAAATCACACCCGCACACCAAGCAATCCTCGAGCGCGTGAAGCAGATCACCTACGCCCGCCAGATCAACTGGATCACCAGTCAGCCGCAGGACTCGGAACTGGAAACAACCCACCAAGCGGAACTCAAGTGCCTCAGTGAGTCGCTGACCCAGCACGAACCAGTAGCCACCAAACAAACCCTGCTCCAGCGGTTCTTCGCGTGGATGGAAAGAATGAAAATATGAACGTCCAAGGCCACGCGTCGGGGCGGCAGGAACCACAACTGAAGCGATAACGCATCTCCAATCCTATGAGCAACGAAACTAGAACCAATGCCCCGTCGCGTGCGCCGACTTGTTCGGCTGGAAAAGTTCGCTGGCCGCGATCCGCCGGATTGGAAGTTGCCAAAGAACTCTGCGACCGACTCAAACCGTGCTGCGAAAAGCTGATCGTGGCGGGCAGTCTTCGCCGCCGGAAATCCGACATTGGTGACGTGGAAATCCTCTACGTCTCGCGCATGGAATCCCGCCCATTCGACATGTTCTCCTCCGTCTCGGTCAGCCTGGCGGAAGAGGAGATTGCGAGGATGCTGGAAGACGGGACGGTGATGAAGCGCCCGTCGAAAGTCGGTGGCACGGCATGGGGAGACAAAAACAAGCTGGCGCTTCACCGCTCCGGCATGCCCGTCGATCTATTCCGCACGATGCCCGAATCATGGTGGAACTATCTGGTCTGCCGCACCGGCCCAGCCGATAGCAATACGCGGATCGCCCACGAGGCGCAGCACAAAGGCTACCGCTGGAATCCCTATGGTGCCGGATATACCTGCCTTGCCGATGGCCGCATCACGCCGATGGACAGCGAGGAATCCGTCTTCGCATTCGTCGGCCTTCCCTACCTTGAACCATGG